TTTTAAATGCCATTAGGTTATCTCCATTAAACTTACTAATATTTTTACTGCACCTGTTAATTTAATTGCATCAGCTTGTTCTAATACAATAGGTTGTGTTAACACTTCTTCTTCTTTTCCATCGGCTAAACTTTCTTTAAACAACTCTATTTCTAAACCACTATTACTACTATCTAACATTGTTACTGTTGTTGTAATGGCACCACCTGATTGATTAGACAATCGAATACTTTTAACCAAAGCAGTTGTTGGAGAAATAGGAGGTTGAGAATTTTGATCTGCCGTTGGAACTGTGTAAATAGTTCCTGTTGCACTACCTGATCTACTTATAAATAAATCAACCAAGAAACCACGTCCTTGCTGTAGATTCATCTTTTAAATCTTGTTGAAAACCAAAATTTAATTGTTGAACTATTTGTTCAAGCAATCTTGTTAATATATCAATTATACTTGGTTGATATTCAGGAGTTGCTTGAGGAAATCTTGTCGTTGTAATCTTAGCCATTATCTACCTCCATCTGGTTGTACGTCTAATCGTAATGTTCCATATCGCCATTTATCACCAACAGCGTCACTGTCAATACGAATATTAGCTTGTCTTCCTCTACCTCTTAAATCAAACTTTTCAGTAGTAGGAACTACTGTTCTTGTTACTGTAGTAGGGGTAGTAGAACTAGGATATGTTTTAAATTTTAAAGTTAAATCTACAGAACCTGTTAAATCTTTAAAGTTAGGTATACCTCTTCCTATATGTAAGAAAGGTTGACCATCAGCAATATCAAAATCACCTGACTCAATAAAAGCATTAATAGGTAATGTTACATTATCATCACCTGTTTCTTGTTGATACAAAGTAGTAGCTCCTGCTGTTAGACCATTAATTACATTATTTGTTGCAATTCCTGTTTCAGAATATTCTGTAGCATATGGTTTTTGATAAACGCCATAGTCTTGCCATGTTGTTCTAGCCAAGCTTCCTGTTGACCAACAGTCTTCTAAGTAATTATATGTTACAAATCTATCAATTTGTGTTGCATTATTAGATGTATAAAACCATGTTACTTCATTAAACTCTGAGTTAACTGCTGCATATGTTTCTGGTTGGTTTGTAATACTAAAATCTTCAAAAACATAATCTTGTACGCTACAAGGCATTTTTGCAATAGCACCATCAAACTTATAAAAAGAATTCTGTGACATCCAAAAGGCTGTGCCATTTACATCTACTGCTGAGTGTAAAGATACAGCTCCACAGTTTGCTCCTATTTGCGTTAAATTAAATGTAAAAGGTGCGCCAACAAATTGCAAAGCATTAAGAGATGTGTCTGTCCAAACTAATACAGCATTACGAGATCTAACTGCTGTTACAATTCTTGATCCGTCTTGTATTCTAAAAGAACCTGCAGTGTTTGTTGCTGTTGGTATCCATGTATTAAAATCTTCTTGCGAAGAGAAACGTAAAAATAAATCATCCTGTGTTGTTGAGTTACCTATAGTTGTTTCTGTACCAAACAAAAACACATGTCTATCAGGCATTGATACTAAATTAAAACGTGAAACAGTAGGTGCGTCAGTAATAACAGCGGCAGGCGTTCCTGTGCCAACAGACGTATCCCATCTAAAAGTATTTCCATTATTAACTGTTGCTAATAAATCTTCACCAAAGTTATCAAAAGACCAGTTACGTCCTTCTATTGTAACGTTAGACGTAGAACGAGGCGTACCCCATGCTTCTTTACCCCATTCATATGTACCCCAACCATAACCATATTGTGATACGGCTGTACCAACAGATATTTGATAGGTCGCTGTCGCTGTAGCAGTTGACGTTCCTGTACTTGTAGCCGCAGTTGCCGTAGTAATGGTGTAAGTATTAGCAGTAGGAACTGTTAATATTTGATATTCAGCGTCCATCGTTGCTGCAGGTATTCCGTTAACAGCACCTGATGTACTTGATATAGTTACAAAATCTCCAACCTCTGCATTATGACTCGGGTCTGTAACTGTAACTGTTGTATTAGAAAATGTTTCAAAACCTGTAATTGAGCCTGTTGCTCTTATAGGTGTAATATCGTAAGCTACACCCTCTGAATAAATATATAATTTTCTATCTGTTCCAATGGCCGTGTACCGTACACCATCCAGAGAAGTCCACGCATGCATATCTCGTGCAACGCCAACTAAAGTACTATTAATTAATTTAATCCACCCACCTATTTTTTCTGGTAAACCATAGCGAAAGCGTACCATATCAGAGTCAGTCCAACGTCCTGCCGCTCCGTACTCAGTATCTTGTTTATCAATGCCAGGGGCAAATGCTATTTTAGTAAGAGGCATTATACAATCCTCATAAATCTAAATATTAATTCACCAGCGCCACCATCAGAACCTGCTGTGCCTGATCCATAGTTTTCAGCGCCACCACCAGCTCCGCCCCCTCCTTGAGTGCCTGCTGTCGCTGCTACACCTACACGTCCACCATCGCCACCTGTGCCTGCTAAACCACTGTAAGAGTCAGCACCATCACTACCATTTATCTGACAGTTGTCTCCACCACAGTTACCATTATTACCACCTGTAACTCCGTTACCTGAGTCATTAAAAGTGCTTGTAGGTCCGCTCGTAAAAGTAGTTATATTAATTCCGTCTACTGTAGTTCCAGAAGATAAAGAAGTTCCCGCTGTAGCTGTTCCTCCTGTTCCTGCTGTATTAGATCGAAGAGGTCCTTGAACTCCACCACCTGATACAGAAGAAGCTCCACCACCAGCAAGAGAAAATATTGAACCTGTACTTGCTCCACTTAAACTTGTTAATGACCCTGCACTTGCTGTTCCACTATAAGCGCCTGTTCCTTTATTACCACCAGATCCTACTTCAGATGTTAAAGTTTCTCCACCAACAACTGTGTATACACGATCAGAAATATAAGCTCCTGATCCACCGCCTGGTCCAGATGATTCACCACCAGCTTTATCATAAGATGTACCTGTGTAACCACCTCCGCCTCCGCCTACAGCTTGTTTAATATGAATAGCATTAGCATTAGCAGGAACTGAAAAAGTTGTTGTACCTGATCCTGCTGTGGTAAAACCTGCAGGTGTATCAAATAAATTAAAGACAGTTCGCCATGCGCCACCATCTTTTACATAAACATTTGAAATTGTTTTGTTGGTAAAAGATGTGCTATCTCTTACGTAAAGTTGAGTTCCAGCATCCGAACTTATTTCACGAAAAGTACCACCATCTTTTACATAAATTGGCATAATCTTTAACTATATTTGTACCAAATGTCTCCATCAGATCCACCACTAGGTGCTAATGTACTTACTGTTCTTGTTCCATTAGCATTTGTTCCTGCCGTAGCAGAAATAAAAGCCTGTACATCACTACCAATAGCAACACCTAAGTTTGTTCTTGATGTTCCCTTGTTAGCAACATCATCTAAATTTTCTGATTCTTGCATTACTCCTGTTACAGCAGTGCCTGAAAATTTATATTTAATAGATTCATAAGTTGCCATATTACTTCTCCGTTAGTTTCCAACCATAAGTTGCACCTGAGTATACTAAACTAAAAGCTGCATCTTCGGTTGCTACAGTTAAATCTGCTGTAGCTCCATTAATTTTTAAACTATTTCTTCCAATTGTTAAATTGTTTGTATCAAATGTACTTGCTAAATCTACAAATCTTACCTCATCTCCTGTAGAAGGAGCTGCTGGTAAAGTAATTGTAAAAGCTCCGCCAGTTGTATTAACAAATATTTTATCTCCACTTAAAGCTGTATAGGTAGTTGTTTTAGTAATCCATGTGCCACCCGATGTCTGGAGTTCAAACCAATTAGTACCATCAGTGGCTAGGAAAACACTTGTTTGAGGATTAATGACATAGGTATTGCCTGAAGAACCTAGTCTAGCTGTAACTGTGTAAGTTGTAGCTGCATTTCGTAAAAAATATAATTTTTCTTTTGCTGTAAATTGAACAATGTGATTGGCTGCCGCATTTGTAAATATAATAGCAGCTTGTCTATTTTCATTATCTGCTTGTGTAGCGGGACCATTTGTATCTGTTAAAACTGTTGTCGTTCCTGATGATATATTCTTTGTATATACACCAGCTATTGACTGCTCTAATGATTGTGAAAAGTTGTTATTAGTAGTTGTACCCCAAGCATTTGCTTGATCTCCTACCCCAATTAACTCTATCTGTAGTCTGCTTGAATATGTTGACATAATTTACCTACGCTGCATCTCGCCATGTATTTGTAGCAGAATCATCAACATTTGTCCAAGTATTTGTGCCAGAGTCAGGAACTAC